TGCTGCTTCCATATGCAACTGAGTGTAAGCAATAGACGCAGTAATTTCCTATTTCTAAGGTATCTGTGGTCATGATTGTCCATTTAAATACATACAGAAATAGACGTTAATTCCCTCGACTATTTCTTTTGCGCTTGAGGATTCTGAATCGAACCAATCCTGTTGGATAAGATGCTTCAGACAGTCTCGTGCATCTTCAAGCAGTTCGATGTGATTAGGATGCTTGGTCTCCATTGATGCCTCCTATGCAGCTAGTAATTCAGGGGTGGTGACGATCCTGCCACCAAGGGTCTCCAGGTTGGTTGCCTGTTCGTAGTCGGCGGCTTTGCCTGCTGCTGATGTAACTGCATTGGCAAGATCCCAGTGTGAGTTACCATCTGATTTCATCAGGAACTCAAGGATGGTATCCGTTTCCTGTTCGTTTAGACTCTCCTTCTTGGCAAGTATTCTGACTTGCTCACTTTTTGAGACATCGATTGTTCGCTCTGCTGAGTCTTTGAGTTGCTCCACGATGTACTTAAAGCGAGACTCGTCTGTAGCTTGGCGCGTGATGTCTTGTATCTTCATCAACGTAGCTTTGTCGTCGGCTGCTATCGTTTCATTCCGCCAGTCAATGTCCTGGCCCACCTCAATACGGCTACCAAGATGTGTTTTCCGTAGTGATGCGTCTGGAATAATCATTCCGTTAAGGCAAACAAGGCGATAGGTGAGTGGTTGAATCTTGAATGCACCTTGTCCTGTCTCTGAGTTCATGATGTTTAGCCCTGACTGGACTATATCGTTGAGGCCAACATCACCCTGGACACGAGGGAATACAACCTTCAGGTAGAATTTGTGTTCGTTTACATAGCCACTTACTATTTTCATTTCAGGTTGTTCTTGAAGAATAGGTAATACAGTTTTGAAGATTTCCAGATTGTCCATACGGCTGTATGCGTTGGACAGGATCGCTCGTACAGCACGACGACCTTGACTGTTTACCCAGGTCCGAAGCATGATTGGTTTGTTAAGGTTTTCAAGCCAATGATTGCAGTTAGAATCCCAGAGACCCGGCGCTTCTTTGGCCATGCGGTCATAATAAGTCTTTGGTATCCCTAGTTTTGTTGCCAGTTGAGCATCGGCATTAGAGTCAATGCTTCCATACATTGATGCAGATGGGATCTCTTCAGGCAGCAAATGGTTTTGAATAGGGTTCTTGGTTTCTTGTAACCAACGGTAACCGACTCGCTTACCCATATCAGTTTGGAACCGTGCTTCTACCTTATTGCTGGGTACTACCCAGTCCATGGTGTTTTCTGATATTTCCTGCATTCGCTCGTATAGGTCTTGAGGTGCCATTCCCTGGTACATTTTATGCAACTTTCTGTTGTGTGGTTTGAGGGGGTGGGGTCTTAATATCTTTTAGGATATTTTCAAGATCACGAATCATACCAATGATCCAAAATCCTTCTGCAGCAAAGTTATAGGGGTGTTCTTTTACAAGGGACTTTAAGCGTTTGATGGCTTGATCGATATCCCACAACGCCAGATCGCACTTTTTAATATCGACTGGATCGTCTTCGTCATTTGGTACCATGATTAATTTCCTTAGAGATGTATGCGTATGCTGTTTGTGCCTGTTGAATCGTGCTATATGCCGGAGGCAGGAAACGAAGAGTCCCTGTTACCAGGGCTAGTTTCCACTGGCCTTTCCGGTTCTGAATAATTGCGAACTGTACGGGTCCGAACTTCGCTATCATCCATTCGACCATTCTTTTCATGGATATCATCCTGTTTTTGTTGAACTATTTCCTTGATTGAATCGATGGATTCTTGCAGCCGTTCAAGGTCTTTACGTGTTACGTCATCTCCTGCGATGAAACGGCCTACGTGTCTACGTGCTTTTGTAAACAGTTCACGTGCTACGGGGTTACGTGAACCCAGCTCTAAGACAGTCCATGTGATGACTGGAATTTTCATTCGCTTCCCTCCGGGAGTTACGTGCAAAAAGGATTGGCTGTCGCCATGAAAAAAGCCCGGACAAGCCGGGCCTTTTTCTGGGGATATGTGTTTGAATTAAATATTTGGTTCACTTGCTGTGAATTTGGTGGGGTTTTTGTAGATGTGGATCATAGATCTCGTGAAGGCTATCGCGTCATCTTTGAATGAGTTACGTGTGCGACCTAATCCGTATTTATCACAGACTTCTCCAACATTAGTATACGTGTTTCGAACGTGTTCAAACCATGCGTCAACCTCGAGCATTTCTTTAGCTGTTAGTGTGTCTAGGCTTAGTTTTCGCATTAGTTCTATGCGTCTTAGGAATTTGGGTACAGGTGATGCCATAAATTTTTCCTTTATGACGGTGGGGGGAATAGAAGGGCTAGTAGGATTATCACTTTCCCTATAGTCATTTGCGTTCTTTAGATTTGGCTACCTTGGTTGCCATTTCGAGAATGTTTTTTTCTAGTTCATCATCTTTAGTGATGTTGAAGAGAGCGTAGAACATCAAGCAGAAGGCAGCTGTGGATATGAATGGGATCAGTGGTGCTATCAGGCTAGAAGCTAGAAAGACTATGATGAATCCAAAGATTCCATAGATTATGAATGATGCGTTCTTTGTCATGTCATCCTCATTATTATGAATGGTACTACGTTGATTATCCCCATGAGACAGGACCAGATCAGTATGGTTTTTATCATTTGTAATGTTCCGTATTAATTTTGTGAGTCACTAGCTATGGGGTTACGTGTTAGTAGCTGTGGTGGTTTTTGTAAAATTTTAAAAAGAAACCAGAGGCTGCACTGTTAATGCAACCCCTGGTAGTTTGATCGTTAGGCGGCTTCTTTGTTAGTCTTGGGGATAACTCCGTATGTAGCTGCTAGGTCTGTGATAACCTTGCGATTGACGGTTGGTCTGCCGTATGCCTTTTTCTCGCCATACTTAGGCCGGCCAATGCTAGTCGCATGTTCGTTATACATATCTACGAATAGCGATTGGAGCATGATCCAGACAATCTTGTCTTCGCCTAGTCGGGTAATATAATCGGTATCTCGGTCTGCTTGCACCTGATCGATCTCGCCTTGGGCGCTATTGGTGAATTTGTCATCCCGTTTTTTGCCAACATTTATCATCTGATCGTCGAGATAATTTGGTGCATTGAAGGATGACCAGCATAGACTGTAGAGGATTTTCTCCTGTATGAAGGGATGCTCTGGACCTATGTTTTCCATTAGCTGCCAAACTGTTTGCTGGATATCTGATCCGTATACATCTCGGCAGTTATCGAGCCTGTCCTGATAAACCTGCTCTGGTGATGCCTGGGTTTCGTGTTCGGGTACATCTTCGCTAGTTCCGTCGTTAACTTCTTGCTCGTTGATTGGGTAAATGATTCGTTGTGCCATATTCAGCTCCTGTTGATTGATGCTACGGATTCGATGATTTGATAACAAAAACTTGCCGATGGGTTCGTTCTATGCTGTTGATGCTGTCTCTATAATGAGTATTGATTTCAGAGAATCTCGTTTCGTATTCATCGTCTGATATGATTCCCTGGGATTTGTGAAGTTCAAGTACCTTGTGTTGGATTGCAGTTCTTTTCCATGCCTCGTCGAGTAGCGAATTTCGTTCAGAGTTATTCATTGCAGTAACCTTGATATTTTATGCTGGGAAGTTGGGTGATTAATGGCTCACCCGGGCCAGTGTGTTAGTCCATTAGCTTGGTGTCTGGATGATGTAGCTCCATGAAGTACCTCACCTCGATGGGGTTATTGATGTCCATGTCGGGGTAGGTGTGTTGGAGGGTTGCGATTTCCTCGTCCCACCATTGGTCGTATGTATTGGGGATTTCTTCGGTAAGTAACACTTCGTATTCGAGTTCTTCTTCGGCTAGTTGAGCTGCAATGATGTATTTCTCCTGTAATTCAGTCCATCTCGTTAGTTCAGATTGAAGGTCAGACATTATATTCTCCATACATTTCAAAGAGCGCACACTTACGCTCACTTCAGCTATTTATGCGGTGACAAAGCCGAATTTCAGGAGGATTCTGTCCAAGACCATTTTTTTACAAGGCCACAAACTGGTGTGTTGGTATAGTTGAGTTCGCAGTGCGAAATTATATTAGGTAGTGGACAATCCCAGGATGTGGTCCCTCTCTCTTGAATTAATCAGCTTTGAATGATTCAAGATAAGGGAGGCCAGATCCTGTCTTGGATTGGATTCAGCTAATATAATGTTCGTGAATCGAACGACTAAGGTAGGTACAAACTAGATGCTCTTGTGGAAAAATGAGGCTTGGGTAACAGACCCTCTTGAAATCCCGGGAGGGCGACACGGTCCTCTCTTGGGAGGACGCAAGGCGAGTGGAGTCGGCTTTGGGATCAGCTATATATATAGGAGCGTGTGTGTGTGATTGAATGTCTCCCATGTTGCTAGGACAGGTACTGTGAGGGACGAGCAGTTAAAGTGCCGTGAGCTTCCACGGTGTTAGACACAAGTTAGGTGGAGGTACTTTCCTGTTCAGCAAGTTAGTGGGAGTCTATGTAGAAATGCGCTAGTATGGTTTAGTGTGACTCTAGCAAGACTAAGAAAGGACAGTATGATGGCGGTTGGAAAGAAGACGGAGGAGGAGATGAGGGCTTTGAAGAAGAAGGCCAGGGAAGAGGGGAGAGGCATGGGGATGGTAGGCAAAGTGCTAAATGACTATGTGAAAAATCGTGTAGCTCCGTACCGCAGATAATGCCAGGGAGTGATTAATATGAGTAGTAGGGGACTAACAGAGCAACAGGAGAGGTTCTGTAATGCATATGTGGTGAATGGTGGCAATGGGTCGGCAGCAGCCGTAGCGGCAGGGTACTCGCATAAGAGTAGGGCAGCAGCAGCCAAGCAGGTGTTGAAGCTGGTTCATGTACAGTCAAGGATTAAGGAGCTGACGCTAGAATCCATGGTGCACATGACGCCTAAGTTGTTGAAGCACATGGCTAAGTTGGCAACACAAGCCAAGTCAGAGCAGGTGAGGTTCGCTGCAATGAAGGACCTATTGGATAGAACGGGCACAAGAGTTCGTGAAGAGCCTACCACTCACGCAAGAGATGTATCCCTGGACGACCTGATACAGAGGGCACAAGACCTGACCAAAGAGCTATCATCAACTCATATGGATGAAGATGATGGTGATTCTATACACTAAGGCATGGGGGGGGTGGGGTCCCCCAACTGGTAGCTGGGTTACTCACTACATCCCCAGCATACATTGCCCCCTATTTTTCGGTTGGTGACAATTATGCAACACTACCTTGTCGGGCATTGACGGCCTGAACGTCACTCAACCCCAGGGAATACCCGCTGTTTTTGAGTGCCGAAAATTATACTGTTTTATTTCAAGGGGTTAGCAGGGGCCACGACATCGATTTTTAGAAATCCGATGTATGTATATATTTTAAAGAGTGTAGTTAAAGAACTACATATATACCTAAAGCAACCCCGCATTGCGCCCTTTCAGGCTTAACGTCTGGTTACAGATCTGTCAACCCGTAAAATGTTGGCAGGGTTCCTATGACTTCTCGATTAGGTTCCTGATCCTTGCCTCGATAACCGGGAGCATCCGGATGGCGCTGAACCCTATGAGGAAGGATAGTGCTGGCCCCCAAGTCACGTCTAATTGGTAGTGCATCATAACTGGAGGCAGGAACAGCTCCGCGGCCACCCAGCCAACGGCTACGGCGACAAGGAGGTCCGCCCACTTGATTTTTTTATTCACTGCCCAGTTGCAGGCACCGCCTATCGTGGCGCTTCCAACGCAGCATGCTTTAACTCCAATCGCTATAATCAAGGCTTCCATGTTATTCCTCCTCACTCTGGGGGCCTGGGCACGGGCAGTCAGCGTAGTGTTCTTTACACACCGGACACACCGGCTCGCCACAAAGCTCGCACGGGAAGCAGTCTGAGGCGAAGACAACCTTTCGTGTAAAGTCTATCATCTAGCAGCCTCAATCAAATACCAAGCGCCAACAAAAGATTACCGGTGTATAATACAATATCTTGTGGTAAATAGCTCTGGCATATACACCAGATAGTGAGTATTGTTCACCAGATATGGCCAAGCCCACTACTGCGAGGTACTGAAATGGTAGTTAGTTATAAGCCTGCGAAGGCTCCCGCTCCGCGTAATAAGAAGCGTTCGGGCACGAAGAATCGTAAATCGACCGTAGCTTCCAACCAGAAGGTACGCCCCGGCAGTTCTATGCTTCCCTAATGAGTGATGCCGCATTAGCGGTTGACGAGGCTCGCGACTACAAGCTCGCGGAACTGCGCCAGATTTATGACCAGCTGGAACAACACCAGCGGTTCAATCAGCTTGAGTTCTATAAACCCTACGCAAAGCAAAAAGAGTTTCACGATCTTGGCGGTCGCTATCGTGAGCGCATGCTTATGGCGGCGAACCAGGTGGGCAAGACTCTGAGCGCAGGTGCCGAGGTGGCAATGCACTTGACCGGTCTTTACCCGGACTGGTGGACGGGCCACCGAAGTGATGAAGAAGGCTACTGGTGGGTTTGCGGAGTTACGGGTGAGACAACGCGAGATAATGTTCAGCGTATCCTCATGGGGAGGAAGCGTGACTACGGCACCGGGATGATCCCAAGAGATACGATCATCGGGAAACCGACACTGGCGCGAGGTGTGCCGGATCTACTGGATAGCGTTGAGGTGCGTCATGTCTCCGGGGGGGCGTCAATTCTCTGGTTTAAGTCCTATGAGAAAGGCCGAGAGAAGGCACAGGGCGAAACTCTGGACGGAGCCTGGAATGATGAGGAGCCGCCACTCGATTTCTATACTGAGGTACTGACAAGGACTAATGCCAAACGAGCGCCGATACTTCTTACGTTCACGCCGCTCATGGGAATGTCCTCAGTGGTTAGCCGCTTCCTTAGCTCCAATGGTCGTCCGGATGATCTCCGAAAACTTTCAGCAGAAGAAAAGGATGCGTTGGAAGAAATCCAGGCGCTAGACCAAAACAACGTTTCGCAAGACGTTCCACAAAAACTTGCGGGTCGGACATATGTGATGATGGAGCTTCGGGACGCGAAGCACTATACCGAAGATGATATTCAAGAGATCGAGTCCAGCTACCCTGAGCATGAGCGTGAGGCTAGAACCCGTGGAATTCCCATGCTGGGGTCGGGCCGGGTTTATCCTATTATGGAGCCAGAGATTACTTTTGATGCAATGGAATTTTCCCAGGGATTCCCTGCTTACTGGCCATCTTTGGGTGCTGTTGACTTTGCTGACTGGGACCATCCGGTCGCGGGAGTCTGGGGGCGGTGGGATCGGGATAGCGATACTGTCTATATATACGATGCTTACAGGCAGAACAGGGCTGTCGCTTCGGCGCACGCGAAAGCATTCCGTGATCGAGGTTCCGATATCCCAATAGCTTGGCCCCATGACGGTCACAAGCATGATCGTTCATCTGGTGATCCGATTGC